ATGCGGATCTGCAAAAGGCTGACGGTGTGCTTGGAGAAGCAGAACTTTTAAAAGCAATGCTTTATGTTGGTGAGTTTGCAGAACTTGCTCAAGCTGTTCAGGAATTAAGCGGGCTTGATGTTGACATAAATGAGGAGATTGAGGAAGTAAAAAACGAATAAGGCAAGGTGATGCCGAGTTTAACTTGGCTCACTTTGCCCTTCAGAAGCTTCATATTTTGCCCTCCGTTCTTGCAGAAATGAGCGATAGAGAGAGGGCATTTATTTATGCGAGTATTCAGCTACGCATCGAGGATGAGAAAAAAGAAGCCGCTAAGATAAAAGCCGCCAGTAGCAAAGGCCGGAGAGGGGGCAGAAGAAGGTAATGGCTACATTAAAGGCAATGTTCAAGTTGTTTGATGGTTATTCGTCAACTATAAATAAAATAAACAAAAAAACTGATGAAGCAACAAACAAAATTTTGCGCGCCAGTGGACAGACAGATAAATTCAATGAAAAGTTGAAAAATACTGGAGCAAGTGCAAATATAGCAAATACTGGGTTGGGAAAACTAGTTAAAACATTTATTAGCTTGGCAGCAATTAAAAAAGGGATAGATATTGTAGACGAGTATACAAATATAGCCTCTAGACTAGCTTTAATTAACGATGGCCTTCTAACTCAGGCAGAACTTCAAGATAAAATATTTGCCGCTGCTGATAGGTCAAGAGGATCTTATTCAGATATGGCAGATGCAATAGCTAAAATGGGTCTTATGGCACGTGACGCCTTTTCAGTGGACGGTAAATTAAACACTGATGAATTAGTTGTTTTTACTGAACTTATTCAAAAATCATTTAAAATAGCTGGAGCAAGTACTTCTGAACAACAAGCAGCAATGAGGCAATTAGCTCAAGCGATGGCTTCTGGTAGGCTTCAAGGCGATGAATTAGTATCAATAATGGAAAATGCTCCAATGATATATGATGCGATAGCTAAATATATGGGAAAGACAAAAGGAGAACTTAAAAAATTATCTTCTGAAGGAGCTATAACAGCAGATATTATTAAGAACGCTATGTTTATGGCTGCAGATGACATTAATAAAAAATTTGAAACTATGCCAATTACATTCGGGGATATATGGAACCGTATCCAAAACGGTGCCCTAAAAGCATTTGGACCGCTCATTGAAGAAATTAATAAACTTATCAATAGTGAAAAAATTAATAGCGTCATAAATGGAATCGTAGGTGGGGCAGCGCTTGCAGCAAAAGCAATTGGAGATATAATTAATGCGGCTGTTCAGCTTAGCACATTTATTTCTGACAATTGGAGCATGATTGGGCCTATAATATTTGGTATAGCGGCAGCTTTGATGGTTTATAGAGGGGCAGCGTTACTGAGTGCAGCAGCAACAGCAGCTTTAAATGCTGCTAAAATGATAGCAGTACCAATATACGCTGCGTTAACCGGTGCGACAATGGCTCAAACTGCAGCCCAATGGGGACTGAATGCAGCGATGTATTCATGCCCTATTGTGTGGATTATAATTTCTATAATTGCTTTAATAGCAATTATTTACGCAGTAATAGGTGCAATAAATAAATTTGCTGGAACAAGTATATCTGCAACAGGTGTTATAATTGGAGCTTTTGCGGTATTAGGTGCTTTTATATTTAATCTCTTTATTGGCACTATTAATGCCTTAATTCAGCTTATTTGGACGGCCTTTGTCGAACCGTTTTTAGGTATAATTGAGTGGATATTAAATGCCACAAATGGTGGCTTCAATAATTTTGGTGAGGCAGTCAAAAACTTGATAGGCAATATTATTTCTTGGTTTTTGTCTTTGGGTAAAGTTGTAACTAAGATTATTGACGCAATATTTGGTACAGATTGGACCTCCGGGCTTTCATCTTTGCAAGAGAAAGTACTCTCATGGGGGAAAAATGAAAAAGCGATTACACTTGAAAGGACTGCTCCAACTATTACAAAAAGATTTGAATACAGTACTGCATGGGATACAGGATATAATGCTGGTAAAAATCTTGAGGATAAGTTAAACTTTAATAATCTCTTAGGGAATATGCCAAATATGAAAGACTATAAAGGTTTTGATTTAACCGATTTTGGTACACCAAACAACCCACTAACAGTACAAGGCATTGGTGCTAATGGGAAAATAGAAGTAGATATGTCTGATGAGGATTTAAAATATCTTAGAGATATAGCACAGCGAGAGTATATCAACAAATTTAGTACAGCAACACTTGCTCCAAATATTAGCATAAGATTCGGTGATGTGAGAGAGACCGCCGATGCTGATAAAGTGGCTAAAAGGATAAGAAAAATACTTCAAGAAGAAATAGCTATAGCAGCAGAAGGGAGTTATTCTTAATGAGTAATTACGCAGTATTTTTTGATAAAGACAATGTAACATATAGGCTCCCTACTAATCCTGAAGAAATAGAAATATCCAGTGTGCAAGCTATAGAAAAATATGAAATATTAAAATTAGGGCAAATTGCCATACCTACTCATATGGAACTGGCCGAGTATTCTTTTGAGTGCGAATTGCCTCATAGAGCATTGCACTATGTTGAAACATCCGGTCGCTTTCTTGATGCAGATTTTTACTTGAGACTTTTTGAACAATGGAGAAACGAGAATGCCCCAGTGAGGTTTATCGCTAGTAATGGAATTGGTGATGATATAAACACCCTTGTGCTGATTGAGGAGATGACCGTAACTGAACGGGCCGGGGAGGAAGGGGACAAGTATGTCTCCTTCCGGCTCCTGGAGTACCGGGAATTTGGCAAAAAGTCTGTTATAGTGGTAACACAGGAGCCCACAGCAGCCCCCGTGGTTGCCGTGGCAAAGAAAGAAGAACCCGCGCCGACAGTAAACCCAAAAAGCACCGGCACTCATGTTGTGCAACCAGGGGATACGCTCTGGGCAATTGCAAAGAAATACTATGGCAACGGGAACCAGTATACAAAAATATTTAACGCCAACAAAGACAAGATTAAGAACCCGAATTTGATCTATCCCGGTCAGCAGTTGGTGATTCCGGCATGATGGAATTCTTGGTAGAAGTAGACGGGAAAATATACGAGATAAGCGAGCTTGTGAAGTCTGTCTCGTATTCAGATAAACTGAATGACGGATGCAGCAAGCTCGAATTTTCTTATATTGATAATGGCCTGAATATTCAAAATGGGAGTGTGGTGCGGTTCCGGTATGATGGTGCAGATATCTTCTACGGTTACGTCTTTAAGCACGGCCAGAACAAAGCAAAGGAGATTACTGTCACCGCCTATGACCAGCTAAGGTATTGCAAGGCCAAGGATACGATTGTTGTAAAAAATGACACCATAGACAGCCTTGTGCGGAAGATGTGTAACTATTTCGGATTGCGGGCCGGGAGTCTCGCCAGCACCGGCTACAAACTACCGGTAAGCGTCCAGGATGACAAAACATGGCTGGACATCATCTATTCGGCCATTGACGATACTTTGACCAATACCGGCAGATGGTACTGTTTGAGGGACGAATTCGGGAGCATAGCAATCCGTGAACTACAGGAGCTGCAGCTTGACCTTGTGCTTGGTGATGAGAGCTTGGCCTATGACTACGAATATGAGGCGTCTATTGACGATAATTTCTATAACCAAATCAAGATAGTTTCCGACAATGAAGCCACCGGCAAACGGGATGTCTATATTGCCAAGGACAGTGGCTCCATAGCTAAATATGGCCTCCTGCAGTATTTTGAAGTGCTAGACAAGAATTATAACCCCTCCCAGGCAAAGGCAAAGGCCGATGCGCTGTTGCAACTCTATAATAGAGAAGTTGAAACATTGGAATTATCTTGTCTGGGAGATGTAAGAGTGCGGGCAGGTACCAGCTTCTTTGGGCAAATAGAGGATATAAAGTTAAACAGGCGACTGATTGTACGGGAAGTAACCCATGAATTCGTTCCTGTTCATACCATGAATGTGAGCGTGATGCTATGATAAATGAAATAAAAACCATCATTCAAAACTATTTAAGCAACGTTAAGCTGTGTCAGTTGATGGTGGGCACGGTTGTAAGCGACGGTATTAAGGTAAGCGACCGACTGACAATTCCGAATGAGCTTATTAAAGGCAATCTAAAGGAATTTATTGCTCCTGGCGATAAAGTGAGGCTTATTAGAAATCACGGCGGCCAGGAGTTTTACATTGTTGAGATTGTCGGGGTACCTGTTTTGCTGAACAACATAACTGTTGAAATTGAACCAATCACT